TTAACTAGTGCTGCTTTTACCACCGCCATGCGATCATTTTTCACGCGCATCTCCTCACAAATCCGCTCGCAATCCTCCGCGCTCGCCAACCACATAGCAATTGCCCACCTCACGCTATCAGTAATACTTGATGCGCCTCTGATCTCCGCTCTATGACTCATAGCATCATCACTATCATTTGCTAACGCGCCTTTATTAAGATGGTGTACTGTGAGCGTGCAACACTTTAATCTAGCGCTTATGTTTGCACAGTAAGATCCCCAAAGCTGGCCAGCCTCGTTACTACTTGATACATTACCTGTAGTAAATGCTTGGAGCGGATCAAAACAAACCAACCTTAAATTTGGTATTGCTTCTAACTCCTCCACCAGCTCTTGCGCTATAGGTGTAACCCCTTCTTCTCGCATCAATATCATAGGTTCTTTTTGCTCTGGGACTGGAAACACATAGACATCAAACGAGGAGTCGAATCGTCTGCCTTTGGGGTCAAGCAGATCTAAACGCCTATGTATTTCCATTAAATCATCTTCAGCACAAAAAATTACAGCATTACCATGTTCTTTAACATCCTTTCCCCACCACCGTGCGCCAGGACAAGATACTGCTAATGCTAACTGAATAATACTAAGTGACTTACCCACGCCACCAACGGCTGCTAATATGCCTGGTTTACCAATTGGTATCAATCCATCTACTAAAAATTTTTGTGGCTCTGGCTTACCGACTAGGTTTCTGATCGCGTATTTTTGTATGCCTAACTTATGCTCCATAAGTTCAGCTTTAACTTTATCTAAACCATGTTTTAAATATAAGTCGTTGTAGTCACCGCGATCGCTCGGTAGTCTTACCGCACAATTGATTACAGCACTCGCGCACTCTTGCGCTTTCTTTTCACCAACACCATTGTCATCATTATCAAGCGCTAAAATAAATCTAGCACCTGTCAGCCCGCGCAATTTAGAGGCTGCATCTAACACGAAGTTAGCACTAAATACGCAAGCTACAGGAATTTGGGTAGCTTCATAAACTGAAGCAGCAGTTGAGTAGCCTTCAACTAAAATTAATTTTTCTATATTTTTTATTTCTACAAAGCTAGTACCAATTAAAAATACATTGCCTTTGATTTCTGATGCAGATTTGAATCTTTTGTTGCCTTTTTTATCAATAGACTGTAGAGAACGAAGCTCGCCTGTTGTAGAATACACGGGAACAATTAAGTTTCCATTTAATTGCTTCAACCCATAACTTTTAACTTTTTTACTTGTGAGATATTCATGTTCAGTAGCCTCGTGGCATATATTCAGTCGTTCTTTTGCCTCCACAGCAACTTCATCTTGTCTCAGTTTCCTTTGCTCTTTCGCTTTGGCCGATGCCTCTTCCATTTGTTTATGTAGTGCTTGTTTGTCTACTACACTAAGGCTATTGGTATCTACAGAACTCCATTTACCTTCAAACCCAGTCTTCCAATTACCATAAGTACAGAACATGTGTTCGCCAACTTGGTTTACCACATAGTAACCACTACGTTGACCGCCTTTATCTGGTTTACTGTTTGTTGCTTGTACTGGCACTCTGATTATCTCGCCAGTTATTTCTAAGAAGTCTACAAGCAATCCCTGTGCTTGCATCTCGTTTATTAAATCTTGTGTACTCTTCCCTGTACTAAAACCTAAGTCGTTATAGAGTACGTCCTTTTTCAGGTACTTTGTTAAATCCATTTGCAGCTCTCTGGTCATCTAACTCGGCTTGCACGTTAGCCCAGTTTAGATATTCTCTAACAATAGAAGTAAAGACTCGTTTTCTGTTCTCCCTATCCCATTGATGTAATGGTTTGTCTTCTTCTTTATATGTTAAATCTAAATATAAATCTTTGGTTTGTGCTATAGAGTATTCAATACCATCATCATTTAATTGTGCTTTATTAGGTAGCCTTTCGCCTTCACTAATTTTTTTTAAATGATCCATACTGCACGCACCAAGCCAATGTTCTCCATCTTGTTTTAAAAAAGGGCCAGCTGGACGCTTACAATAAGCGCACAGCGTTGGCCTACGTTTTGCATCAAAATGGAATTTCGTCATCTTCGGCTACACTTGATCCCATTGCTTTGAGATCAGCCTCTGATGGACTGGCTTCTATTGGTTTTTCGCTAACAACTTTTGGCTTTGCATCAGTTGATTGCCAAGTTTTTCCCCAATCCTCGTTAATTTTTAGATACCCGTTCTCATCTTTTATAAGTTCAGCAGATACGCTTTTACCCATAAATGCAGTAGATGTATCTTTAGGTGGTTCTTTAATACCCATAGCTTGCGCCATAAGTAAAATAGATTTAATGCCACTATCAACATATTTAGGATTGTCATGTCCTACTGTAAAGGTATGGTTAATTCTTATACCAGAATCACCAACCTCAAAATACATCTTGCACCCGCGCCAGCCGTTTCTACCTTCTACTAACGCCTCATCCTCACCTTGCCAGTGCAGAACATGTCTACCTGGCTCTACTTGTCCTCTGCCTTCACCGACAGAATCAACATTATAATTTGTCAAATCCATAATTTACTCCTTTTTTAAATCCAACATTTATATTCAACGCAGTCGTCCTCTTTAGCTCCACAATAGTTACAATAACCATCTGTGTACTGTGGATCATCACCAGGATCAAACTCGTTATACTCTAATAGTAATATCTCATTCATTTGTACATCTCCTTTGAAATAGTCACCCAGTCAAAAGGCATTTCTGGCTCTAAGCCAAATCTATTCTTAGCTTGAAAGCCAGGTGTTTCTTGTGTAAAAATAGTCCTATCACCTTGTTTAAGTTTGGTAGTCATACCACCTGATTTGCCTTTTACTTGAATTGTACCAATCTTGTAATTAGCAAAGAAAACACAGTCGCTATGTTCTATTATTAAATCAGCAGCTTTTCTGTGAAGTTTGATCTGATGCCTGTCACGCGGTTCTAAACTAGGATCTTCATATCTCCTAACCTCGTTATGTGCAATTTGTAACACAGTAAAACCTTTATTTCTTAATTGGTTTATCAAACCTAAGTATTCTTTAAATGTTTCTAGTGCAACCATATAGCCTTTTCCGTAACTTGGCGAGCTGATATCAGGCCACCCGTTCTTTTCACAGACATGTTCATGTATCAATGTTTCTAGCCAATCCAAACTATCTATAACAACAGTTTTAAATTCGCTATCATCATTAATTAATGCTTTTAAATTATCTTCAAACTCAGTATAACTATCAGCAACAGGAAAATGTGGACATTTAATTTTACCAATACCATCTTCCGCTTGCACTATAACTGGTTGTTTCATTTTTGATGCAAAGGTAGTTTTTCCAATACCACCTGGTCCATATAGAACAACAATAGGTGGTTTTAGTTTTGCCTTTTGTCTTATATTAGCTAGACTCATTCAGCCACCTCTATTACAGGTTCGTTTTCAAGTGACTCTTTAAGCCTTTTTGAAAAACCAGCTCTTGCCATGTCAAGTATCTCTACTTCAAAATTAGCATTACCAATAAGCTCATTCTTTCGGTTTTCTATTACACCTAGCTTGTTATACAGCAAAACTTGCTCATCGTTAAGATCGTCAACTTTATATTGCTTACCGCCTTCTTCAAAGCTAAAAGCTTTAACTTCATTATTTTCTTCTACCATTTTAGTCTCCCTTTTGGTTTTGTTTATAAGTATCACATACATCTTTAGCATTACACCAACGGCATCCGTCTTTACTATAGTTATATGTGGGTATTTCTTCAAAGCAAGCATCAGCTGCTGGCTTCAAAACTGTGTCACCCCAATGCAACAAATTAAGTGCTGATATGGAGTATGTTCTTATTGTTCCTTCTTGATGCCAACCTCTTGGTTGTACGATAGTCATTAAAACTTCGCAATCATCGTTTATATATCTTTCTAATGCTCCTAGTGCATAGATACGCATCTGTGGGCTATCTGCCTCATGCACCATTCTTCCAGTTTTTAAATCAACTATTTCTATAGCATCTTTACCAATTAAAATTGCATCTGCTGTTCCCCATACATGTTCATGCAGATTAGCTAACGATACCCTCTCTTCAATCAAAGGTCTTTTAATATCTAGCTCTTGTACTCTTTGATCTATGTACTCTACATAAGTATTAGCACAATCAATCATCTCTTGATCTACTGTTATGTCAAAGTCTTCTACATGATGCGTAGTGCCTAGGTAATACTCTTCTATGGTTAGGTTATTGAGTCTACCTTTTAATAGTGTCTCTACCATTTCGTGAATCAATGTACCAGTAGCAGCGGGTATGCCTACCTTGTATTCTACATCCATGCTTGCAAGTAATTGTGGCATACCTGGACATGCCATCCATATCTTTGCAGCTGATGGACTTAACTTAGCGTGTGCCATGGACGGAAATGTAAGAGTCTTGTTCCATTCTCTTCACATCATCAAGATCGTATTTAATCTTGCCACCAATCTTAAAGTAGTTTGGTCCTTGACCTCTGTACCTTCTATTATCAATTGTTTTCTTGCTGACTCCCCATCTCTCTGCTAGTTCGTCAACTTCTATGGTATTTGATATGTCAAAATTCTTTTCTGATATTTCCATAAATTTCCCTTTTATTTATATTTTTGTTTATAATATACCAATATTACTAATTTACAAGTAGTATAATAATAAAAAAGTGGAGAAATTTTATGAATAAAACCGTATATGCACATATGAATATAGGAAATGAAAAGGACTGGGATCAAGCAATAGACAAGCTTGCAACCAATAACCAAGTAGCTGGTACACATTATAAGTCAGCCAGGATACAACCCATTGACTATATCTATGCTAACAACCTGTCTTATAACTTAGGTAGTTGTCTTAAATATATAACTAGAACTAAAGGTGATAAGAAAGATAGAGTAACTGATCTAATGAAGGCTAAACACTTTATAGATTTAGAACTACAGATGGTTCATGGCGTAGATTCTGATGGTAACGATATAGGTAAATATTCAGTAGAGGTTTCTCTGGATTAAGAGGTAACTATGAATTTTGATGCGTTTGACGATCCAATTCTTAAAGAAAGAAATGGAAGAAAACCTATCTATGTAAACAAACATCTTGCTAGAAAGTTTAGGGATTTTTGTGAAATGGAACAGAAAGAACCACATGATGTGGCTGAGTATCTAATATCTTTAGGTATAAACTCTGTAACATATTATAAAGATCCTACTGTGTCTGTTGACATTGAAGCTCTTTAAATAGGTTTTCTACATTTTTCAGCGAGTCAATCGCTTGGATATCTTCGTCTTGAACAGTTACTTGCTTCCTACCATCTGGAAACAAAAACATCACTTTTTGACAGTTTAATGCAACTAAGGCATATACATCTATATCACCTTTATTATAAAACCTAACCTTAGAATGAGATCCACATCTAAGATCGAACCGCCAGCTCTTTCTAGCTTTCTCTATTTGCTTCTGTGTTTTGACTTGGCACTTGTAAAGAGTCTGGCCAACCTCAAAGACGATGTCGGCTTTAGAGCCATGTGGCATAACAGTAACAGTATCAGAAAGGGTAGAAAGCACCGAGGCTACTAAATATTCTCCAGATCGGCCAACTCTTTCTGATTGGCGCGCCATGAGGTTATTGTGGTTGTCTACCTATATTA